CTAATTGAACTTCCTTCTAATGAAGGCTCTGAGGGCTTGAAGTCCTTAGTACAGCAATTAATTACTTGGAAACCTGATACTAAAAACCCAACCGATACTGTGATGGCACTATGGTTTGCCGTCATTAAAGTCCGTGAACTTATGCAGCAATCATCATATGCTACTAAGTTTGCTCACAATCGTTGGGCGACTAGGGCTCAAAAAGATAAAAGATACGGAATCAATTTAGACGACGCCTTTGCAGAGCAATGGCAAGAAACCTACGGATAAGGATAAAGACTATGGCACTTCCATTAATTGCAGCAGGTATTGCTGCTAGAGCAGTTGCAAAGAAACTTGCAACAAGAGCAGCAGGTGGCATCACTGGTGCTGGAGCAAAACAAGTAAACCCAGTATATCGTAATATGCCAAAAAGTAATGTTAAAATTGTACCAAATATTGCCGCAGAGGCTAAAGAATTTAGTAAATTTCAAGGTCAACCTATGTCTGCAAAACAATATCAGCAAATTCAAAACAAGGGTGCAACAGCATCTCTGAAATTTGTTAAATCTGGAAATGTTGCAAAAGTTAAAGCAAAGAAAATAGAAGGCGATAACTTACTTAAACCTAAAAAGCCAACAGTTAAAATTAACAGCAACCCAACACGCTCACGCTAAGTAACTTTCCTTTAATCGTTAGGATATAAATGGCTTTATCAATAGACCAGATTGCATCACGGGTTGATTCACTTCAATACCGTGCTTCAGAACGCGATGCTCGCGCAGGCGACGTCCTTGCTGTGCGTCAAGGTAAAATCTCTGAAGTTTATCCTGATTTTTTCCCAGAAGGTGTAGACACAAATGTCGTGGCAAATTTTATTGATATCGTTGCCAGGGATCTTTCAGAGGTTATGGCACCACTTCCAGCGGTTAACTGCTCATCCGCTAACCAGGTCAATGATCGTGCTCGTAGATTTGCTGATAATCGTACCCGTATTGCTTCTAATTATTTTAATCATTCCGACTTACAAGTTTCTATGTACACAGGGGCGGACCACTACATAACATACGGATTCCTGCCATTCGTAATTGAATTGGACCAGGAAGCAAAACTGCCTCGCATCCGCCTAGAAAACCCAAGGATGGCTTATCCTGAATTTGATCGCTATGGACGATGCATTGCATTTGCAAAGCGATACACACTTACACTTGGTGAGTTAGTAGCACAGTTCCCAGAGTATGAAAGCCAATTGCTTGGTCCATCTGGATTCAAACAAGATATCAATAACTTAGTTGAAATTATCCGCTACTACGACAAAGACCAATCTGTTGTATATATCCCATCTAGACAAAATCTAGTTCTATCTCAAGCACGCAACCCTCTTGGTAAGATGATGGTTATTGTTGCCAAGCGTCCATCTATTGATGGTGAGATGCGTGGACAGTTTGATGATGTACTAGGAATTCAATTACTTCGTAACCGATTTGCTATGTTGGCTATGGAGGCTGCAGAGAAATCTGTACAAGCCCCTATCGTACTTCCACAAGATGTACAAGAGTTGCAACTTGGTGGAGATGCGGTTATCCGTACAGCAAATCCTGCAGGTGTACGTCGTGTAGAACTTACTCTACCACAAGGTGCATTTACAGAACAACAATTATTAAATCAAGAATTACGCGTCGGTGCACGTTATCCAGAGGGACGTACTGGTAACATCGACGCATCTATTGTCACTGGCCAAGGTGTACAGGCTCTTATGGGAGCATTTGATACCCAGGTTAAATCAGCACAAGCAATTTTTGCTACAGCACTTCGTGATGTTATCAGCCTTTGCTTTGAAGTTGATGAGATGTTCTTTGATGAAGTTAAAACAATTCGCGGTGTAGACGCTGGCTCTCCATATGCATTAGAGTACAAGCCAAGTAAAGACATTAAGAAAGATTACTCTGCTGATGTTCGTTACGGAATGCTTGCTGGTCTTAATCCAGCACAAGGTCTTATCTTTATGCTACAGGCTCTTGGAGGAAAGTTAATCTCCAAGGATATGGCAATGAGAGAGTTACCATTCAATGTTAATGTCACACAAGAGCAAGAGAAAATTGAAGTTGAAGATATGCGTAATGCTCTTATCGGTTCACTTCAGGCTTACACACAAGCAATTCCACAGATGGCTGCTGCTGGACAAGATCCTTCAGATATTGTTAGAAAGATTGCTGATGTCATTAAATCACGTCAAAAGGGACAAGCAATAGAGGATGCAATCGAAGAAATATTCGCGCCTCAAGCGCAACAAGTTCCTCCTGCTGGCGCACCTTCTCAGGTTGAGCAAACGTCCCCTGCTCCCGCTGCTGCCCCGGCAGGAGGTCCTACACCTGAACAAGGTATGACGGAACTACCACCGGCAGAAGCCGCACCAGATATTCAAAGTCTTTTATCTAGCCTAACATCAGGTGGAGAAGCAAACGCAAGCGTAAGAACTATTCGACGACGATAATTAAGTAGGGGACAATGACAACAATTATTGGATTAGAACATAAAGATCGCTGCTTCATAGTTGCTGATAGCCAAACTACTGATGCTGATGGTAGAATATATTCTCACCCTGAGGTTAAAAAGATTTCTGAGAATGGTTCATTCTTAATTGCTGGATCTGGCGAAACATTAGCCTGTGATATAGCACAACATATTTGGGAGTCACCAACTCCTACTAAGCAAGACAAAGAAGATTTATATCATTTTATGATTGTAAAGGCTATGCCATCTCTGCGTAAATGTATGATAGAGAATGGTTATAACTTTGAAGAAGATACAAAAGAATCTCGCTTTCAGTTTATAATGGCTGTAGGTGGGGAAATATTTGACATTGACCAAGAGTTGTCAATAAGCAAATCTGCAGATGGAGTATATGCTGCAGGCTCAGGTGCAAACTATGCACTAGGCGCTCTATATGCTGGAGCAGATGCATACGAAGCAATGGAAATTGCATCTAAACTTACAGCATTTACAGCAGGTCCATATATATCAAAAGAACAACCTAGAAAAATTAAGTAGGAGGAACTATGGCAGAGAACAGAGGCGGTTATCGTCCAACTGCACCACAGAATAATCCTGCAAATATATCAGCAACTGGTGGAGCGGGACAATCTGGAACACAACCTGCACGTTATATGTCAGGATTAGCATACGGACAAGGTCAGGCACAAATGCAACAACAAACTTCTGCACCTATGGCTGGCAATCCAGTAGCACCTGCTTCCGTAGCACAACCACAGTTGCCAAAACTTATGGGTCTAACAGAGCCATCAATGGATACTGTAAATCCAATAACCTATGGTGTTGATTCTGGCCCTGGTGCTGGATCAGAGGTATTGTCATTACCTGCTACGCCACCCGGAATGAACTTAGATAGTTCAACACAAATCGTTAGAGCATTGTATCAAATAGATCCAAACAACGCAGATCTTCGGCGTATGATGGAAGTAATGAGCGCCGAAGGTAGGATCTAGTGTCTTATCCAAACATCAAAAAAGATGCCAATGGAAACTATATTGTCGAGGGCATTCAACAACCTAACTTTACAGAAGAACAATTAAACTACAGAGACATTCTTCAACAGGCTGAAACTCTTACTGGTGCTGACGCTGACGCCTTAAGAAAAACTATTTCAAGTAATCCAAATGCATCTGCTGGTGCAGTATCTGCTCTTTATAAAAGTGGTGCTATTAATTCAAGTAAACTGGTTGATACATTCATTCAAATTGATGAGCAAACAAAAGCCCAAAGAGAAGCAGACGAACTTAAAAAAGCCCAAGAAGCAGCCAATGAAAATTTTCAGAAAAAGTTTTTTGGTATACCACACGGTCTTTGGACAGGAATTAAAGGTGTTAGCCGTTTAACAACTGCTGGTATATTTACTCCACTAGAGGTTTTATTGAACACTGCCGGAAACGTGGTTGCTGCTGCGGCTACAGGTAAAAGGGCAAATGTTGTATGGGAAGGTATTGACCAAACATACGCAGTTCAATCTATCAAGCAACTTATTTCTGAGGGAAAGATAGATTCTGGCGCTGGATTCTTTATCAACGAAGAAAGTGGTTTAGGATTTAAAGTACGCCAAGAAAAATTAAAACTTGGTAAGATTGCAGTTCTTGATGGAGAAGGTAATAAGGTACTAGACAAAGAGGGCAATCCTCTATATCGTCCATATTCTCCTATTGATCCTGTTGCATTTGTAATGACTGGCGGAAACCTTGAAAGCGGTAATGCTAGATTCATAGATGCTATTGGTGAAATTGGATTAATGATTTTTGCTGACCCAGTAACCAAAGTAAACAAGGCTAAAAAGGCTGCTGACGCAATTAGAAAGTCAGAAGCATATGCAAAGGGACGTGCATCTGCTGAGGATCTTAAGAAGTTAACTGCACTAGATGCTGAAATTGCTACAGCCTCAGATGAGTTTATCAAAGCAAAACAAGAATTAGAAATATTTGATAAGGCACCTGGCTTGAATGCTGTTGCCTCTTCACAAAAAGCAGAATTCCAAAAAGCATTTGACGATACTTTATTAAAACTTACAAAGTTGGATGAAGAATCTCAGGCAGTTAAAAAAGGAATTGACTACGAGGCTATTGCAAACTTCTTAAATGGAGCAGGAGCAAAGCCAATCCTTGATGAAATTGCAGAGATTGATGACTACTATAAAATTCTACAGATCAGTAAATCTCGCGGTAAGCCTGGTTTTACCGTAGAGCAAGCCAAGCAACTTGCTGGCGCAAAAAGCCGTGAAGAAGTTTTGAATGTAATAGCACCTTACATTGCTGATGGAACTGTAGTACAAAACGTTTTAGAAAGCGGAACTGCTACATCAAGGTTCCTTGGCGGTATTGTTAATGGTAAAATTGCTAAACCAGCACAAGGTATTGTTGGTTGGGCTGCTAAGGGCATAAGAAAATTACCTGCTGCTGAAAAATTATACAATGGTTTGAGTAAGAGTTACAGCACATACGTGCCAAAACAGGGAGCACTAGTCCACTTTGAGGATAAAGATGCTCTAGTTGAAACAGTTCAGAATTTTGCTAGATCATTAAAGGTTGACGAGACAGTAATCAGATCCCTTGTTGATGATATTGCATTTAACATTGACCCTAAGGTATCAGCATACCAGGCAGCAACTAAAGTTTATGATGCAGTATTCAAGGCTAATGCTCCATTGTTTGAAAAAGCAGGAATTAGCACCGATAAACTTGAGGAACTTACAAGAGTTTTTGCTAAAAGAGCAGATGAACAGTCTATGTACTGGACTGAACTGCATAGAAATGGCGCGAATATAGAATTCGTTGTCTCTGATGGTAGAAAAATACCACTTAGTGGACCACATCTAGAGTCAGAACGCCTAAACTCTATGATCTACTTCCCACCTGCACTTGAATTAATGAAAGAAATTTCTAGAGTTGGCAAGTATTCTCAATATGTTCGTGGATTCTCTAGAGCCACCTACGATGCAGCAGATGCATTCACCAGTAACTACTGGAAGAGAGTAATCTTAACTAGACCAGCATATGTTATTCGCAATATTGGCGAAGAACAAATACGTATTATGCTTAATGGTCATATATCTTTCTACAATAACCCACTTGCTGCCATTGGTATGTGGCAAGGTAAGAACGATGGACCTGGTTGGAAGCGTTTAGTAAACAGTTTTGACCAATGGCAACACAACGTATTTGGCAAAAACATTAAACTTGCGACTGCTGAAGAAATTGCTAATGAGACCATAGCCAACGGTGCTAAAGGCGAATACTATAAGTTTATGGATGATCTATCTACTGGCTCACGAGGTGAGATAGATAGAGTATCAATTATGCGTGGCTATAATCTTGTTTACTCACAGGATAAAAACTGGTATCAGGGTCTAGCAAACGAAATTAGAATTCTAAACCAGAGCAATCTTGGAAAAGCGGTAGCAAGAACTACTCCTGGTAAAGAAGCAGATACTGTTTCATACTTTCTATATGGTGAGGGTAGACCAGCCTGGGATAGATTCTTAGGTGGAATTCAGAACCCTGAGACTAAGGCTTTCTTTGATACACCTGAAGGTGCAATGGCCTACCTATTCACTGGTAAAGATTCTGCTGGTAGGGCAACATCAGTCCGTGCTCGTATTGAGCAAATTGCTGGACAAGATGGCGCATCTGCCCAAGCAATCATTAAGTTAATCGGTGAAGGCGCAATAGAAACATCTGGTTATTCTCTTAAAGTTCCTAAAGAACTAGATGATGCTATGAATTCAATTGCCAATGCAAAGCAAGTATCTTCTGGTAGAAAAAAGATTAAGGACGCAAACGAAGAGTTTGCCGATCAACTCAGAAAAGCATTTGAGGGTACTGCAAACTGGGGCAATGTTGCTATGAAGATACCTAAAGAAGTAGCAATGATTGATAAGAATAGAAGATCTAAACTTATCGAGGCATCAGATGCATTTTTTGACTTCACAATTAAACTTGAAAAGAACTCAAGTATGGGTCCTGAATGGCGTCAAAAATACTGGGATGTTGTACGAGATGTCATCTATGCTGCAGATTCAGATGCTATTGCACAGATAAGCAAGGTTGCTCCTAAGTCTTTGCGCCCACTACTTAGTGCTGATGGTAAACAAAACATTGGTGCTAAACACGGCTTCTGGAAAGAAGTTAAAAAGGCTGATGGTTCAGGAACTATGACCCTGGATGATATCGATACCTATGCTAGCAGAGTAGCAAGCCAGCACGTTAAAGAGTTATTTTATGATGCTTCAAGAAAGAGATTGTTGTGGCATCAATTAAGATTAGTTGCTCCGTTTGGTCAAGCCTGGTCTGATACTATTAGTAAGTGGGGTAAACTAGGATTTGATAATCCAGGGGAAGTATACAAAGTTGCCCGTGCATTAGACTTCTTGCAATCTCCAGCATCATCAGCATTATATCAAGCAACAGATGCTAAAGATTATTATGACCCTAACCAGGGATTCTTCTTTACGGATCCATATGGACAGCGTCAATTCTATGTGCCATTTATGTCAACTGGTATGAACTTTATGGCTAATCTTACTAGAGGTAAGTTAAGCACTGAAGGTCCATTTGGTTCACAAGGTACACCACAGTCATTTAACTTCGCCCTTGGTTCTGGTATTCTGCCAGGATTTGGCCCAGGACTTACTATCCCATTAAACATAATTGAGGGATTTGGATTTGATCCACTTGAAGCACTACCTGCAAGCCTAAGAGAAGTAGCAGAAAAGGTTCTATTCCCATATGGAAGAGCAAATCTAACTACTGCACCTGGTGTTGTTCAGGCATTTAGCACCAACAATATAGCAAGAATATCATCTGGTATATTCGGTTGGGAAGAGGGATATGCTGCGGCATTTGCCCCAACAATGAACTATCTTGCTAGTGGTGGAGATTATAACCTTGATGATCTAAGCGATCAAAATAGGTTAATGAAAGACTCAGATAAGTTTGCAAAGTATTTCACTATGTTTAGAGGAATCTTTGGTTTAGCAAGCCCAGTTGCCGTATCTCCTGCAGATCTTACTAAAGATAAGTCTGGCGATACATTACTGGCTGCAGCATTAAAGTCTGACTTTGCTAATATAGAAAAACAATACTCTGGTGATATATACAAGGCATATGCTGACTTCTTAGAACTGTATGGTCCCGAGCAGATATTTGCCCTTATATCAAGTTGGTCTGGTCCAAACGGAACAGCAACTCCACCTAGCAATTTAATGACATACCAAATGATACTTAGAGACCCAAGTGTTGTTGATAAGTATAGCAATGTTTATGGATACTTCTACCCTAATGGTGGATTTTCTATGGAACTATTTAAATGGAACCAAAGAAAAGGTAGATCTGAACTGCTAAGTACAGAACAGATTATGGATAAAGCAACCAACTTAAGGTATAATGCCGCTAAAGATAGGTTGCTTACTAAGTCAGTAGCAGAGGGTTGGAGCAGTACTTATACAACATCAGCCCTTTCTAACCTAGCAGATAGTTATAATCTAATGGGTCGCAAGGTTGTATATGATGCAACTAAAGATGATAGAACCTTTAATCAACTAAGAGAAGCAGTTAATGATGAGCGATTCTTAGATTCAGAGGCAGTTGCTGGTATGAGAGATTACCTATACTTAAGAGATAAGACTCTTGAACTTAACGGTAAGAAACCAAACGATAGTTTATCTATTAAGGGTTTTGAATCTCAACGTACCTATCTAGCACAACAAGCCCTAGAGATTATTAAGAAATACCCTGAGTTCCAGAAAATATTTTATTCGTTCTTTAAGAAAGAATTGGAGGCTGACTAATAATGGGATTAGATATATTTACACTTCCCAGTACTAAAGAGGCTAAAAAGAAAAAAGAAGCAGCCGCCAAAAAGAATACACAAACAAAAACTACTGGAGTTTCACCAAGTGATTCAGCCACATCTGCAGCCGCTGGTATTCCAGTAGGAGAATCTGGTAAAGGAACAACATTATCTGGACTACCTAAGGGTACCCAGATTAAGGGTGCAGGAACTGCTACCTATGAAAAGGGTGCAGGTGCATTAAAGTTTGCTGGATTAGATCTAAATGAAAGAGCAACTTTACTACTTCGCCTAGGTCAAATCCCACAGTTATATAAAACTGGAATGGCACCTACTCCTGAGTTTATAGGCGCACAAATTAAGAATGGTGCTATAGTACCTAGAGAAGCAGATAGCGCTGCTTTAGAATCAATTGCTGCTATTGCCGACTGGAGTGGCGATACAATTGATAATACAGTTGTTAAGTTAATTAGTAACAAAGGGTTTGCAGAACAGTTCTTTGGCAGAGGCACTACTGGTACAAAAGCAGTTACTCCATATGCTGCTCTTGCTACAGAGTTAAATAACAAGTTTTTAGATCTATTTGAATCATCACCTGATTCTGCTATGGCAAAGTCATATGCTAAAGATATTAATGCCCTAGAGAAGACTAAGTCTGGCGCTACCGCACAACAAAAAGAAGATATTCTTTTGAAGTATGTGCAAAAGAAAGCCAATGATATATACAATCTTAGCCAAACTGGACTAACTCCAGGGGCTACAGATAAGGGTGCACTAGGCCGATATGTTAGAAGTATTCGTGCAGCATACGAGGATAATGGTATCCCGGTAAACGAGAAGCAAGTTTATAGCAAGGCAATTGAATCTTTAAGAAGTGCTGACGCATATAAGAACGCACTTGATGGTGTAATGATGCAGGCCAGTACAGTATTGCCAGCATTTAAGGCTTATTTCGACCAAGGTAAAACAGCAAGAGAAGTGCTAGCACCTTGGATTAACCTACGTTCTCAGATACTTGAGATTCCTGAGGATCAGATTAAGATACAAGATATGTATGTTGTAGGATCTGATGATAAACCAGTTTCTATTAATGAGTATAAGAAGATACTTTACGCAAGTGAAGAGTTTAAGAAAACAAACACATATAAAAATCGCTCAGTGAATGACCTACAAACATTGCTTAGGGCGTTCAATATTGGAAGTAGGGCTTAGTGGCTACACCTAAAACACCACCAAAAGTTAGTACTGCTGGTATAATAAACTCTAGTCAACAGTTTGCGGCAAGCAAGGCTACGCCTGCAAAAACTACACCTGTAGTATCTACTGCAAATCAACGTGAGAGTAGAACTCCTGCGCCGGTACAAACCTTTAGGCCAACAGCAGAGTCTTTTAAGCCATCTCCTAGTACTAGAACACCCGTAACAACAAAGACTACTACAACTAAAACTAGTATTCCAAAGCCAGAAATAATTGCTCCATATGTCCCAGGAGATACTGGTGATACTGGTGATACTAGTGGCGGTGATACTGGAACCCAAAGAACAATGACAAGTCGTGTTCCTAAACTTGACTCTAAAGGTCAAATAGTTGGATGGACTATTAGTTGGAGCGACGGAACTGTAACTTGGGAAAACAACCCAGAGTATGGCAAGCAACAGGATGCATCTAAATCTAATCCTGCATATGCTACTATCTCAAAGATTCTTGAATCATATGGAATCACAGGCTTGGCTTCTGTATTAGAAGAGATACGTAAAGAGTATCCAGAAGCAAGTAGCGACGATGTCATAACATTACTGCAGTTTGACGATAGATATAATGCTAAGTTTAATCAACGCTTTAGCGCTAACCTAGACCGTCAAAAGGCTGGTATGTCAGTACTGTCCCCTGGAGATTACCTTGCTTTAGAGCAAGGATATAAGAAGATATTTAATGCATATAACCTACCTAACTTTAGCACCCAAGATTACTTTAATAAGTTTATTGCGGCTGATTTAAAGACTACAGATATTGCCGATAGAGTATCATTAGCATTTGATAGAGTTCTAAAAGATGAGATGGTAGCAAATACATTTAAGAAGTTCTACCCATCATTAACTACCACAGATATTGTAACTGGTATGCTAGATCCAACAAATCAATTCCCTGCTCTAGAGAGAAAAGTAAGAGCAGCAGAAATTGGTGGAGCAGCCCTACGTCAAGGACTAGTAGCAACCGAGCAACAGTCTATGGAAGCCGCAGCAAATCTTCCTTTCTCAAATGTAACAAGAGGAACTCTTGGAGCAGATGTTATAGCACAAGGAGATATAACTAAAGCACAGGCTGAACAGAAGTATCAGACTATTGCTGGAATGCTTCCTGACATAGAGAAGATAAGTTCTATCTATGGAAAAACCGAAGCACAATACGGTAGATTAGAAGCAGAACAAGAATTATTCCAAGGTCTAGCATCATCGGCTCGTAAGAGACAAAGACTGCAAAGCCTTGAAGAGGCACAATACCTAAAGAAATCTGGTTTAGGTAAAGGTGCATTAGGAAGTCAAACAAACCTATAATAGAATCCTGACGCGGACCTATCGGCCCTCGCGCAGTGTATAAGACCGATAGCAAGAGCCAGCCTATTTCCCCGAATAGAACTGAGGCTTGCGACTAACAACGAATAGAAGGGTGGGTTGCTATGAGCAACAACTACTGGGAAGACGAAGACGACGATCTAGATACAGATACAGATACACAAATGGATGGAAGTGACTTACTTAAAAAGTTACGTAAAGCCAAACGTGCAGATGAGAAACGTATCAAAGAACTCACTGAGCAACTTGAGGGATTATCCAAGGTGCAGCGTGAACGAGTTGTCAAAGAAGTCCTAGAAAAGAAAGGTGTCAACGCAAAGGCTGCTAGACTTGTCCTTAAAGACTTAGACGATGTTAACGAGGAGACAGTGAATAACTGGCTCGATGATAATGCTGATCTATTTGGAATTAAGATTGACAAAGAAGAGCCTAAAGTTAGTGAAGTAGATAGAGCAGCCTTAAGGCAGCAAGATGTACTTACACAAAACGCTATGACCCCGGACCGAGCAGAGGATTTAAATCTTCGCATCGATAATGCAGATTCAATGGATGCATTATTAGATGTACTTCGCTCACAATAATAATTCCGTTCATAGTCACTTGGAGGTGACAAATGGCTAATTCCTATGTATCAACAGGTTCTTCCTCTCTAGGAGGTACCGCAGGTGCTGCTGGTTTAGTACAGAAGGCGTATGATCGTCTTCTAGAGTTTGCTCTCCGTTCTGAACCACTAATTCGTTCAGTCGCAGACAAGCGTCCAGCACGTCAAGCAATTCCAGGATCAACCGTTGTTCTACAACGTTATGTTGATCTATCTGCTGCAACTACAGCCCTTACAGAGGATGCTGATCCAGATGCAGTAGCAATGTCTACACCAACCTCAGTAACCATTACTCTTAACGAGTACGGTAACTCAGTGTTGGTAACTCGTGCTCTTGAGTTATTCTCATTAGCAGATGTAGATCCTGCAATCGCAAACATTATCGCTTACAACCTAGCAGATTCTATTGACTCCGTAGCAATGACAACATTGCGTGGCGGTTCAAACGTAATCTA